ATCTGTGTTCAGTATACCACGCCCGAACTGGCGTGTCAATTAGGCTTCCGCCCACCGCCCCGCTTGAAGGCTTCGAGGATAAGCGCCATGGCCTCGTTGCTCGACGTGCCTTGCCCGGCGTCGCCCTCGAACGTGACGCCGTGGTTGCGCAGCGTCTCTTTCGGAGGTGTCGAGTGGAACAGACCGGCGTATTCTTGATTGCCCAATTCTTCACAAACGAAGCTGCCGCGACGCTTGGCAGCTTCCGGATTGTCGTAGTAGTAGGCGAGGAAGCGTCGGTGGAACTGCTTTACGGTTTCGTCCCACTCGTCGAGTGCGACGTCCATAGCGAGGTCGCGGGGCTTTGCACCGGTCAGCTGGCAAGCCAGCGCCAATTCAGGCTCGTCCTTGAGCAGTAGCGCCGATCTGCCGAGGAAGAGGTCCTTGACGAGCGCCTCGAAGTGGTTGGACACTGCTTGCAGCATCACGGCGCAGTTGACGTTGCCCTTCTGGTTGGGGTACGCGTGGATTGCGCGGGATACGAGGTCGAGCGCGATGCGCTGCGCGTCGTCCTGAGTACCGCAGCCGCAAAGCTCGTTGCAGGTGTGCTTGTCGTACTTCATGCCTGTCTCCTGTGTTGGTGGCAGTTCGATCCTATCACGCTGCCGGTGGGTTGTCAATATCGCTTACGATCGGGGCGGGTCCTTGTCTGTTGAACCCACGAGCGAGAAGCTCAGCCCGCATCGAAGCGATGGCGCGGGTTTCGCCGTACACCTTAGCAAACAGCTGGTATCGCTCGGTGCTGTCGCCGGTCTTGAGCAAAAGGTGGGATTCCCACCCCTGCGTGGTTTCCTTAATCATCGGGGCGACGATCAGATTTCCGTCATGCATGATTTCTTTACCTTCTTGAGGTGGTTCAGCCCCCGCTGCCAGTCGCCCGCGTCGACAGGGTGCCAGTAGCACGACAGCAGCGGAATGCGTACGCGGTAGGTGCGACCATCAGGCTCGACCACCACGCCTTTTCGGTTTATATCCAACTCGGGCGCGAGGAAATCAGCGAAAGTCGCTGCCTCCTGCTTCTTGGCCCAGACGCCGCGCACGTGGTCGAAGGATTTGATGTACTCGTCGATCATCGTGGCCTCATCCACCACCATGGGCGCTTCGCGGCCTGAATTTCCCCGATAGCCTCGGGGCCATTATCCATGAAAGCCAGCACGGTGATGGCCGACTCCATGTCGAGGGTCACCGTTGCCTCGCGGTTGTGTTGGTCGGTGAAACGGAAACTGACTGCGGCGAATGCCTGACTCCGGGCAACTTCGATCGGCGTGTCCAGCTGTTGTACTACGTTTACCGTGTTTTTCATACGACCACCTGCAAGAAAGCGATGGCGCCGCAGACGAAGATGGTGAGCGACGCACACTCGATGATTTCACGGAAAGTCACGCCGAAGGCGATGTTGCGGTCGTACCACTTCACCGGTTCCTTGATCCGCATGTTGAACTTCGACATGAAGTTGTAGGGCTTGCCCGTGATGCGGGTGTATTCCTCGGGCGTTACTGGTTCTCTGGGCTGCATTGGTCTACCTCCTGATTGATGTCCCATTGTACCACATTGCGACGCTGTCAGCAATGGGCTTTCGCGTGGTTGAGCGCACGAGACGACGTCAGGTGCGACTCGGCTTCCGGGTCACCTTGCCAGCGCTCCGGGGTGTCGGAGTCCATGTCGCGCCAGTACCATCCAGCCGGGTGCTCGAATGGCCCGTTGTCGTCCTCGGCAGTGTTGGCCTCCAGCCACGCCACCTCGATACGGTGCGAATAGTCGTGGTGAGGAAGCTTCACATTGTTGATGCCTGAGTTGGTGCTGGCCCGCTTGTTCGGGTGGTTGGCACGAGAAGATGCGGATTCGTCATATTCCTTGAAGCGCTTTTCGCCGACCTCGGGCTTGACTACGCTTTCCCGCACTCGGGCAGCGATGGCCTCGGTCACATAAGTCGCGATGAAATCCGCGTTTCCGAGGCGGGCCAGTTCTTCACGAACGTCGTGGTACTTGCTGGACCCCGAATCAACGATCTTGTTGATCGTACGACGGTTGACATCGAAAGTAGCAGCCAGTTGGGGTACGGAGACGCCGCTGATGCGAAGCGCAAGGATGGCGCACCTTTCGTCGCGGTTCAGCTTCGCCACGAACTTGTTGCCCACGAAGACCGTGTCGGGCAGGGAGTTGAGCGGGTGATCCGCCGGGTGTTGGGGGAAACGCAGGTCTTCCATATCAAAGCTCCGTGTAAGATGACAGCATGCGGGATCGGCCATGGTAGCCGTAAACTGCGCCAGTCAGCCCGCTTCGTTGCGCGGGCTTCGGCTTTTCGGGTGCAGAGCGGGTCCATTCCTGCGAAGCGTAGTAGTCTTTCTCCCAATTGAACGGGGTGGGCGGCAAGGGTATGCCACGACGTTCGTAGACCTTGCGCACTGCTTGCAGCTGATATTCAGGGTACGTGCGATGGACGATGGCCAGCACCTCCCCGGCATGGAAACCGGGGTTGGCTAGGATCACTTCTGCGCAGTGCTTGGCTGCGGGGCTGTTGCGACCGGGGCCTTTCTTCTCAGTCATGCTGCTTCATCCTCCAGTGGTAGCACCATTCGGGCTTGATGGCCGCGACGGCGTAAACGGTGTTCGCGTACCCCACGGGATCGGTGCAGTCCTGCTCCACGGCGATCCGCATCAGGGTGATGTAGTAGGCGATGCGCTCTGAGAGAGTCATGCCGTCCATCATCGGATCGCCCCCTTCTTGGCTGCGTCGACCTGCGTGTCAAGGCCGATCTTCGCACCGTCGTTGTAGCCCTCGCGGAATTCGCGCATTTGGGCGCGCTGCTCTTCCGGGGTGAGGGCGCGTGACCGCTCGCGACCGGAACCACGTGCTTCGCGGCGAGCTTGCTTCTTGAGGTAGGATTCGTACCACTTCTCGTTCTCTTCCTTGATACGCGCCTGTTTTTCCTCGAACTCGGCCTTGTACGCGGGGTCGTTCTGTAGCTTTTCCTCGTGGATGCGCTGCTTTTCGGCCTGTTCAGCGTACCATGCCGCCTCGCGGGCTTTTTGCGCTGCGCGTCTTGCCGCCGTGGTGCCCGGTTCCCAGCCGTTGACGTAGTCGTTGTTGAGGGCGTCTTCGTCCTCCATGATGTCCACGATCGTGAGGGCGGTGCCCGACGAGGCATATGCGCGGGCGGCTTCCTCAGCGGCCTTCTGCTTGGCCTCGGCGATGCGCTGTTCGCGCAGCTGCGAAAGGCGGAGGGCGATACGTTCTGCCAGTCCTTCGCGATAGGCGATCGCCTCCCGTACGAAGACCGACTTGTAGCCCTGCTCTTTCGCCCATGTCTGCGCCATCTTCTCGATTGCGCCCTGCAGGTACTCGGCCATCAGTTCGGTACTGACCACGTTGGCGTGGGAACCGACGATGCGGTGTTCGTACGTGGGGCCGCGAGCCAGCCCCTTGATCGACCAATAGTGGCAGAAGTTCAGCTTGGCCACGTTCTCCCAGAGCTTGCGCTGCCAACCGTACAGACCGCCTTTCTGCTTTTGGTCCTTGCGCGGGCGTCCTTGCGCCGTGTGGCCGATCGCGGCGACGTCCAGATTGTGTTGCTCCAGCATTTCCTGCGCCTTGGCGGCGGCAGACTGTGCCTCGGCTTCGTTCGGGTTGTTGTTGGCGAGGGCGAGCAGCTTTTTTATGCGCTCGATGATCTTCTCGGAGACTTCGTGTGCCATTGGTTCTGTCCTCTCAGTGGCGTTGGTGTGTCGATGCCCCACTGTACCATAGCGGGGACACCGTGTCAAGTGGGCTTCGAATCAGTCCTCAACGGGCATGTCGCAGATCAGGCGCATGTCCTCGTCGTTCGAGAAGCGTTCGATCTTCCGTTCCCGCATGAAGGCAGGCAGATCGTCGAGGCTGATGCGTTGCCATCCTGTCTGTTCTGTGCCCTTGTGCATGGCTTCGTCGCCACGGTATTCAGTCTTCGTGGTGTACTTGCGGATGGTGCAGTACCCTGCGTTCAGGTCTGCCTCCATCGTCCAGTCGGTGGTCGTTGTTGTGGTCATGGTGCTTCTCCTCAGGGAAGGCGCGATGCGGTCTGGAGGCGGCGAAAGTAAATAGCGTGCTTCACGCGTTCTCTGCGCGTCTCGTACTCTTCGTTCAGGCGCGTGGGTTCGGTGAGGAAGGCCGCGATCAGCGCCGCGATAAACGCGCTATCCTGTCGGGAGGTCCCGAACTGCCCGTTCTGGAGTACGTACCCGATCGTACGGAAGTTGTGGAGGCTGCTGATGGTTTTCGTGCAGCCCTCGTTCTTTGCTGCCTTTTTGCGGTCGCGAAGGTATTGCTGCTGGTAGGTCTTTTCGCTGTACATGGTGCTTCTCCGGTGTTCCGATTAGAGGGGTGGGGGGGTGCGCCCCCAGAGGTGTCTCAGTGCTGGTGTTTCGCGATCCAGCTCTTCGGGGCCGGGATCGTGGATGCGTCGGGCAGGGCCAGTTCGCCCGCTTCTGCGACGACGCGCTGCAGAGCCAGACGGCCAGTCATCCGCAGACGGCCCTGCCAGCCCTTCGTGGTGCGGTTCCAGTGGCTGTGCTTGACGCCGTTCGCGTCGAGGATGGCCTCGAAAGCGGGCACGATCAGCTTGGTCTTCTCGTCCAGAGTGCGGCGGGCCAGTTCGATGGCGAGCCAGTCCGAGGTCGAGCGGGCCAGAGCCTTGACGGAGACGTCCTTCGGCTTCCGCATGGTGGCGGCGCGTTCCTTGTACTTGGCTTTGTACGTGGAGGCGACGACGCTGTTCGGCAGGTCCTCTTCGTCGTCGAGGTCGATTGCGAGCGAGGCTGCGGCGGCAACCCACTGCTCGATCGTCAGGTCCGAAAGCTTCGTGGCTTCGACCGTCTCTTCACCCTGCTCTGCGGAGAAGACGTAGACGCCGTCTTCCTGCTCGAGGGTGAGGTCCGTGATCATGGGGTATGCTGCGAGTACTGCTTCGACGATTGCGCGGGTGGTGATGCGGGCCATTGGTCTGTCCTCCGTCTGGCGTTGCGTCGGTGGCGTCGTGCCCTCCGATCTGTTTGCATTGTACCACGGCGGAGAGGCGGTGTCAATGGCTTTGGTGTTGCGTCGGACGCAGGTTTGATGTGCACGGAACGCATGGCTCGTGGGGCAGAGTTGGCACGGCGCTTGCAAGGAGACAGGAGGGCGTTGTGGTGTAGAGGCGGCGATACGATGAGGCGTGGCCCGGTGCCACCCATACGACTTATTACCACCGTACCCCAGTCGTTCGGGGGAGGGAGCTACGCGGGGTTTTTAGGGGGTTACTTTCGATGGTCAGTAGTGGTCCCCGTGTAGGGGGCCGCAGCCGAACGACTGGGACACGGTGGTAACAGGTCGCATGGGTGGCACCGGGCCACGGGTGCACCGCCCCTGCTTTTCGCCGTATCGCCGCCTCCACGCACCGCCTTTTCGTGTTCCCTTCGCCCCGCTGCGCCTACGCTCCTCCGACGCACGGACACAACGAAGCGCCTCCACCGTTCTGGCAGAGCCGCTTCGTGTCGTCGCTTCCGTGGGGCTCAGTCGTCGACGTTCTTCGCTGCGACGACAGCCATCGCGGCTTCGCACCAGATGCGATGAAGCTCTTCCACCGACCTTCCGGGCAGCTTCGCTTCTAGGTCTTCGCATTGGTCCTCGGGTGCGACGCGCTCGCTGAACGCGCCGATGACTGCGAGAAGGGCTTCATGCTGTTCGTTCGTGAGGTGGAGGGTCTTGGCCATTGCGTTCTGTCCTTGTGTTTCACGTGTGGCGTTCTGTGGGGCTTCAGTTCATCATCCAGAGGAGGCTGCGCTCCAGAGCCGCTTCGATCGTCGGCTGCTTGTTCGTGACGAGGCGCGTTCTGTCGCTGCAGTACTGTACCATCCAGCGCCCGTCCTTCTGTTCGGATACGACGAAGGTTCCGTTCCAGCCGAGCTTCGCTGCTTCGTCGTGGAGGCGCTTCTCTGTGGCTTCGATCTTGGCGTTCATTGCGTTCTGTCCTTGTGTTTCACGTGTGACGTTCTGTCGAGGTTCATGCACGGCGCGTTCTGTGGGCTACGACGCTGCGAAGCGCTTCCTTTGCGCTCGTCGTGTCTGCGCGTCCCGGTTGCGCCGGGCTTCGCCTCGTTGGGGTTCGGTTGTGCCGGTTCGCCGCCCTGTTGGCCCTCGCTTGCGCGTGGGTTCGCCGCCCCGGTTGGGGTTCGCTTGGGCGCGGTTTGCCCCGCCCGCCTTTCGGCGTCGGGGCTGGCTTCGCCGCTGTTAGGGCCGGTTGGCGGCCGCTTGCGCGGCCTTCCGGGCTTCGTGGGCTTCCGCCTCGGCTTCGCCGTCGCTGCCGTCGGCGTCGCGGTGCGCTGCCGCTGCCCGCTCGTGCTCGTCTGCCGCCTCGTCGTTTCCGGCCTCGCGCTGCGCGTCTGCCGCTGCTTCGTGCGCGTCTGCCGCTGCCTCGTGCTCGGCTGTCGTGTCGCCGCCGTTTTCGTCTGCGGCCTCTGCGCGTTCGCTGGCGGCGGTCGCTGCTGCCGTGGCTTCTGCTGCCGCTGCGCGGCGGGCCTGCTCGTCGTGGTGGTCCTGCATTGTCGTTGCTCCTGTCGGTTGTGCCCCGCGCCCCCGGCGCGGGCGGGGCGAGCGCCGCCCCAGAGACAAGAATACCACGGCGCGGCGGGGGCCGCAATGTATCGGGGGTTGTATCGTGCGCGCCGCGCTCTCGCGCCGGGGTTGTGGCCTCGCGCCCCGCCGCCGCTCGCCTCGGGGTTGTGGCGCTGCGCCGCTGCTCGTCCCCCGTGTCTCGCGCCGGGGTTGTGGCCTCGCCTCTCTGCTCGCGTCGCGTGTCTCGCGTCCCGGTTGCGCTCTGCCCGCCTTGCTCGCCCCGGTTGTGTCGCCTCGGTCGGTTGTCCTCGCCCCGTCTCTGCGCGTCTGGGTTGTGTCCTCCCCTCGGGTTGTGGCCGCGCCGCCGCCTCGCGGCCGGGTTGTGCCGCCTCCGGGGCGCGTCGGCTTCGATACCCCCCATGACTATGGGTGCGGCCTAGACTGTGAAGGGGACCCGTTTCGCCGCGCGTCGTATCGACAATGTAGTACCCCAGTGCCCCTCCGATTCCACGTTACCACACTACCTTGACACCCGCCCACGCGTATGATATGCTACCTAGTCAACTCGCACAAAGGAAGGCGCAGTATTATGGACGAAGAATTAGCATTGAAAGTCGAGGTCATCGCATCAACGTGCCACGAAGCGAATCGGGCATATTGCAAGACCATCGGCGATTTCTCGCAGCCCCTCTGGAAAGACGCCCCCGAATGGCAGAAAACGTCGGCTCGTCAAGGCGTCGTATTCCACATGAAACACCCCGACGCAGACGCTTCGGCCTCGCACCAAAGCTGGTATGACGCAAAGGCCGCTGATGGCTGGTCTTATGGTCCCGTCAAGGACCCAGACAACAAGCGTCACCCCTGCTTCGTTCCCTTCAAGGAATTGCCCATCGAGCAGCAGGTCAAGGACCACATCTTCCGGTCGGTCGTCCACGGAATGCTCAGCTGCATGGCCCAATGACCCACAATTCCGAGGCCAGTCCGCTCAAGATCACGTTGGAATTGCAAGAGGTGTGGCGCGCTTTCGATGCCTTGCCGAAGATCATTCGTGACGAGATTGCACACGCTGCTTTCGAATATGACACGATAGCAATTCTCGCGGACTATCGTGCTCACAAGGCGGACTGGCTCCGGGATATATCGGACTATGAATACCTGCAGATCATGAAGGACAATTTCCGGCGTGATCTGTATGCGCACTCAATGACGAGGACGGAAAATGGAACATATCGCCTTGCTAAGCGTAAGGTTAGCAAACTTCATGGCCGACAGGAATCAGAGCGAAAGGACTTTCAAACCTACCAACCGCGACACCCTCGATGATATCGCCAAGTTCAACACCACAGCGAAAATGCTGGAGGACCAAGGCAAGATCACCATCTTCAAACAGCCCGACGCGTGGCGTCTGGTCAAAAAGGTAGTACCGATCATGGAAACTGCAACCCCCTCCCTCGACAAGTCCGACGCAAGCGCCGCTCAGGTCGCCAAGACCCCGTGGCGCGTAAGCCTGGAAGCGATGAAGCGTCAGGTCGAGAGCGTCGAATACCTGCACCCGCAGACTATCCCCCACATGACCATTGCGGTCGTGCTTCTGAAAAACGGCTATGCTCTGCAGGGAATGTCCGCCCCTGCCGACCCGGAAAACTACAACGAAGAGCGCGGCCGGGAATTTGCCTACGAGGATGCCCTGCGGAAGATGTGGCCGTTGGAGGCGTACGTAATGCGTGACGTCCTTTCGGAGCGCATCGAACTCGTTGGAGAAGAACAGGCGGCGGAACGCTGGGGTAGTTGACACCCCCACGCGTACGTGCTATACTTCTCACGCATGCAACCAAGGAGACTCCAATGAACGACAAGACAACCAACGAGGCCAAGCCGACCGGTTCCCCGGTAACGACGGCCACCCCCGGCAACGAAGTGAAGGGTTCGCCCGTCACCGCCGCATCGAGCGACAAGTCCAACAACGCTCCGAACAACGCGGCTCCGGGTCCGCAGTCCACCAAGACCCTGACTCCGAGCGGCACTGCCGTCAAGACGCCGGAAGGCGACGAAAAGCCGAAGAACGAAGTGTCGGACAACACTACCGAGGACCCGGCTCCGGAAATTTCCCGCGAAGCCAAGCTGGAATCGATTCTGGATGGCGAGGCCGAAGATGACGGTCGCATGAATGCCGACGGATCGGTGAAGATCGGCGACGACGACCCGGACTATATGAAGGCCGGCAAGACTGCGTGGAACAAGATCGTCCGCATCACGTCGATCGTTCCCAAGGACACCCCCGATGAACACGTCGTTTGGGGTGCTGGCGGCGTTGTTCTCACGCTCGGCGACTTGCGCGCCCTCGTGAAACGCGGCTGATACGTTCCAGTACTACTTGACTTCGGGCCGGTGGCGTGGTACACTTCCACTCACCGGCCTCTTCGTATGCGGAAAATCATGAACGCTCAATTGCCCCGTGACCTCATTCCCCTGCCCACCATGCCTTACGACACCCGGCCTGACTACCTGCCGCTGGATATCGAGGAATGCAGGACTGCGATCTGGCGCGGCAATGGCAACGTCACAACCGCTGCCGACATTCTCAAGGTCACCTCCGCAAGGCTTCGCGCATTTGTCCGGAAGTCCCCCTACCTTTCGGCGCAGCTTGAAGAAGCCAAAGAGCAACTCAAGGATATCGCGGAGGACAACGTCTACGAAGCCCTGACCGACAACGAGGATAAGGGCCGAAAAGACGCCATGACCCGCTTCGTCCTGCAGGGTATCGGCAAGGACCGGGGATGGGGTTCCGGCGGCACCAAGGTGCAGGTGAACAATTCCCAAGGTGGCACGGTCATCGTGGGCTGGCAAGATGGCACAGTATTCCAGCCCCAAGAGCGAGTGATCGACCATGAGTGAGGCTCCGAGGTACGCAGAAGAGAATACCGTCGACGAGCCGAAGAAAGTCGTAATCCCTTATCGGCCCCGGAAACACTTCATCGCGCTCCACACTTCGACGAAGCGCTGGAAATTTGTTGTCGCCCATCGTCGAGCCGGGAAATCGGTCGCCGCGATCAACGAAATGATCAAGAAGGCGCTTGAGAATACCCGCCAAGACCCACCACCGAGGTATGCTTATGTCGGACCATCCTTCGACCAGACCAAGGACCTCATTTGGGGTTACCTCAAGCACTTTGCCGGTGCGATACCGGGTGTGGAGTTTCGTGAGGGTGACCTCATGTGTATTCTTCCTAATGGCGCTACTATTCGGCTCTATGGCGGTGCAGCTGCTTATGAGCGTATGCGTGGCCTCTATTTTGACGGCATCATGCTGGATGAGTTCACGCTCCTTAATCCTGCCGTTTTCTCTACTGTCGTTCGACCTTGTCTTGCTGACTATCGTGGCTGGGCAATCATTTCCGGTACTTCTAACGGTGATGACCATTTTGCTGAGCTTAGGAACAAGAACATCAACAATCCCGCTTGGGACATCTTCAGCATCCCGGTAACGGAAACCGACGCGCTTCACCCCGACGAAGTCATCGAAATGACTGCCGATATGTCGCCGGAGGAGTACGCACGAGAAATGCTGTGCTCTTTCGACGCGCCGGTTGAAGGAAGCTATTACGGCGATATCCTCAACGAAATGGAGGGGCTTGGAACCACCACGGCAATGCCGTACGGGACCAATCGCGTCCCGCAGATCACGGTCGTTCCGTACCAGCCCCAATTACCCGTCCACACGATGTGGGACCTTGGCATCGACGATGCGACGGCGGTCTGGTTCTTCCAGATCGTGGGTCAGGCTCTCCACTTCATCCGATACAAGGAATACGTCGGCAAGGGCCTCCCCGATATCTGGGCAGACATCCTGTCGATGAAGTACGCCGTTATGGGTGATCTAATCACGCCGCACGACGTTAAAGCCCGCGAATTGGGCACAGGGAAGTCGCGCTTTGAGGTGTTCACTACCCTCACTGGTGACGTACCACAGGTAGCGCCTCTACACCGTGTCGAGGATGGAATCGAGGCCGTGCGCGGCTTGCTTCGCATCTCTTATTTTGACAAGGATGAGTGTGCCGCTGGCCTTTCGGCGATGAAGAACTATCACCGTAGCAAGGCTGGTAAGCCGGTTCACAACTGGGCCTCCCACGGAGCGGACTCTTACCGCACCGGAGCAATGGGCCTCCACCTCATTTCTAGTTACGGCAATGTCCGTGGTAGAAACGTTTTGTCGATGCGACGCGGCTTGCGCCGTAGACTCTAAGGGATCACACAATGGAATCCATCTTCTCCAATCTGCCATCCGAGAAGTCGGACATGAGCGCAGACGAATATGCGGAAATCGACAACTACGAAGCCCGCATCAAGGCTTTGATCAGCGATGCCGCTGACTTCAACGACTCGGACCTGTCCCCGGAGCGTGAAGAGAACCTCAAGATGTATTACGGGCTGCTCCCGGCATTGTCCCGTGACCCCGATGAGGCTATCAACGGCCAGTACGACAGTTACGACGATACTGCCGAGTTCCGTGATGAGGCCAACCGGGCCACTGTGGTTTCGACGGACGTTCGCGATACCGTCATGGCAATCATGCCCTCCTTGATCCGCATCTTCACGTCGTCGGAGAACATCGCCGACTTCGTGGCGACCTCTGCTGAGGCCGAAGAAATGACGGAACAGGCCACCCACGATGTCCTCTACACCTTCTGGGAAGAGAATCCCGGCTTCTTGATCATCCACACCCTGCTCAAGGATGCTCTGACCGAGAAAATCGGCGTCGTGCGTTGGCAGACCCACGACAACAAAAAGTACACGGAAAAGGAATTCCTCAAGATTCGCGAAGAGCAGGTCGCGATGATTCTGGAAGAGGCCAATGATATCGGCAACCAGAATGCCGAGGTC